TCAGTGAGCTGTTGCTTGCGATTGGGCACAACCATGCCACGCTCGTGTGCTTCGTTGATAATGGCCTGGTCAGTCACAGCAACTGCACCCATTGTGGTCTGTAGCAACACAGTGTTGGCATGTGCCAGTGTGTTGGCCAGATCCAAAAACTGTAGTTTCTTGTCCAGCTTGTCCAACAGTGCAGTATCTTGTCTGTTGTAGGCAATGAATGTTCGGAAGTGTTGATTGTACAGTTGATCCAGTGTGCCTTCAAACTGTGTCTTGCGCTCGCCTAACTCGTGTTCGGCAATGGCATCCAGGCTGTAGCTGTGTCGTTCTTCATATGTGTATTTGCGATACAACTGCATATAGTCCATATGCACACGACCGATCAGATCGTATGTTTGTTGTTCAGCACCAAAGCGTTCAAATTGCCTTGGTTTGGGAAACTGCCCCCACAGACAGAACTTGCGTGTGTCGTCTTTGCTGAGTATGCGAGTGATACGATTCACTGTGTAGGGAATGTCGTAGCCCTCTGAATTCCAACCGCTGAGTACATCGGCATCGTCAATCAGGTCCAGAAACATTTTCAGCATGTCTGCTTCGTTGTCAAACAAGAATGTGTTGTCAAATTCAGCAACCAGTTCTTGTGCAGTAGCCATGCTGATACTTTTGGGCGGCACAGCCAATGTGACCAACTGATCCAGCCAGTTCAAATAAACAGAAATGGCAGTGATGGCATTGAACGGATCGTGAGTGGGAGAAAACCCGCGCTCTTTGTCAAAGTCTACTTCAATGTCAAAAAAGGCCGTCTGCAGTTCCGGAGCAACAGCATCTTTGTAGTTTTCTTCAAAGCATCTAAAGATGGGATTGATATCGCTTTCATACAACTGCTTGCCGCCGTGCATGCGAACTTCTTTGCGAAATTCTTTGTTGTTGCGTGTGCTGAATCTTGACACAGGTGTGTCGTAGATGCTGCGGAACTTGCCACGGGCATCATCATAGTAGAAGATGTAGTTGGCTGGATATTCTTTGTAGACTCTCTTGCCGCCTTGGCGTTCTACAACATGGATGCGATCGTGCTCACGATCAAACAGTGCGTCTACATAACTCAATCATTTTCTCCGTTTATGGCCGGTGGGCCGTGATTCATGCTCGTATCGTGAGCGACTCGCTGTTTAAAACAGTACTTATAATGTCTTGCCCACAGTCTCAAGAATTGTTTCCAGCAATTCGTGATCCTGTTTGGCCTTGCCAAATTCAGCTTTGTGTGCCAATTTGATGGCCTTTTTCAACACACCGGGTTTGATCTCAAGTTCTTCTGCAATGGCCTTGATGGTGTCGTTGAGACCGCCGGTGAGTGTTTCAATCTCCTGAGTCACTTGCATGCCCTCATTGATGATTGCTGTCAGTTTGATCTTTTGGTCGCCGTTGAATGTCTTTTGTTGTGTCATAGAATACTCCGATTAAAAAGTTATTATAACATGGATTTTGTTGATGTCAACTCATTTTGGTAATAAGCTCACTTCCAGTAAGCCGAGTAGCGAATTCGGTTCACTGCGCCAGCAGCCGGCGCACACTTATATAACGCAAAGGTCCTAAGGTAGTGTGTTCTGTTATTTTCCTGCCACTGCTAGTGCAGCGCCTTTGTTGAAACTGGGACTCCATGGACTATTGCCCAGCTTTAGTCCTTTGCGTTTGCTCCAGTCATATCCGGCTCTGTGTCCCGAACAGTCTCGGGTGCATTCTGATCCAAGAAAAGTCAATTCGCGCAGTTGATCTCGTGTCCACCGGTCAGGTATCACGCCATGCTTGGCCACAAACGCATCGTGCAATTGTTTGCCGGTGATGCCGTGGTCTCTGGCAATGGTCTGCATCATGTGGTCAATTGCGCTGTAACCCTTAGGATCGTCGAGATCTTTTTCAAGATCCTCCACTGCACCTTCTTTCACAATTGCAAATTCACTAGCTCTCATGGAATCAGTTAACAAGTTTGTTGTATGGGCTAACAGACGCAATGCCCGCTAATCTTTTCATGCCAGCAAGAGAATCTTCCGCCACAGGTGCTGCTGCAATATCATTACCTTGATCATCTAATCCTGCCTGTGCCATCATTGCAGCTAATTTAGGATTTTTAGCCTTCATTGCAGCTATTGCTGCGGCTTCTGGATTTCCACCTGCGGCCATGGCAGTGTTTGCTGCTTGCACAATATCTACTTTCTTACCTGCTGGATTAGTTGCTGGTGAAGTTGTTTGCGGCTGAAACATGCCAGTCGTTGTTGGTGCTGCTGGCGCTGCTGCAGGCGGCGCAGTTATAGGTGCTGCTGGCGCTGCTTTAGCTTTATTTGCTTCTGCTGCTGCGTAGGCAGCTTGTCTATCAACTTTTTCTTTAGCTTTTAGTTCTGCACCATATGCTGTCAATTCACCAGTGTCTCCATCGTATATGGACTTTGATGTATCTCTCGGCGGCTTTGCCGCTGCTGGTGCTGCTGCAGGTGCTGCTGCTACCGGCGCTGGTGCTGCTACAGGCGCAGCTACTGGTGCTGCTGCAGGTGCTGCTGCTTTTGCTTTATTTGCTGCTGCGTAAGCAGCTTCTTTGGATTTATTTGGTGTTGGCAACCCAGGTTTCGTGGGGGCCAATCCCTGTGCTGGCGCTGCTGCTGCCTGTGGTGCCGCTGCCGCGCCCGGAAGTGGTTTGCCAGTATTTGGATCAAATCTAGCTTCAGGAGGCAATGGTTTACCTGTTGCTGTGTCATAGTACACAGGTGCTGCCTCGTTTGTGTTGTTGCGTTTGGCGTCTTGATCAAACTGTTTTTTGGTGGCCTTTACAATGCCGCTGAATCGTTGATTACCAGTTTTTGTATCACCAGCTGCATCAGCAGCCGTTGCCGCTGCGCCAGCTTTCTTTTTGTAGCTGGCCAGTGTAGCTGGGCTAAGTTCGTTGAGTCGTCGAGGTGCAAATTCAATTAGTCTCATATGATACCTGCCATGACCTGCATGCTGCGAACTGCTGCTGTGGGACGATGCACTGGCTTGACTGGCAGTCCAGCAGCCACACGCATTTCATTTAGATCGCCTTCATGAGTTTGTCTATAAGCATCTGGAGTTAGCGGCACAGCCTGTTCAAATGCCTGCTCACTCCAGGGCTGACTCCGGCCCTCATAGTGCATGATCCAGTCGTCCAGAGAGAATTCTGTTAGAGTGTTGAGATCATTCAGCAAGGTGTTAACATGGCGTGCTGCTGAACTTCTGCGACGAATTTCCACATACACTAGATATCTGTTGGGTTTGATTTCACCTGGTGAGCGATCAGCATCCAGCACAAAATCATAGCCTTTTTCAAACCAGCTCACTAGATCTTTGGCAGCGCCAAGGTCGCGAACAAAAAATGATATCACAATGACATCATCATCGTCGCCCATTTTGCTGGCAAATTCGTCCACATGCACAGTGGACTTCATCATGCCATCAAGGTCTTTGTATTTTAAACCTTCAAACAGCAGGGGCTGCGCCGGGTTGAACGGGTTCGAGAGATTGTTGTGCATCTTGTGCTGCTCCATCATTTTGATATTCTTCTTGGTCCAGATCCTGCTCATAGGCCTGATCCAGTTCGTCGAGGTCAATGTCCTCATCTTCCATTTCAATTGATCCTGTACGGATATCATTCATCAGACTCTTGGGCATGGTGATTTCCACCAGCCATACCTTTTTGGTTATAAGTTTGGCCTTGTGTGTGCCTGCACGATAATCTGACGGGTCTGTGATCTTTACGGGAATCTTGATGTCTTTTTTGAGATATTCAATTCTGCAATCAAATGGCACCAGTCTACGAGCACCACGTGGATCAGGCATGAGTTTTTCAGGCCACATGAATGTGCAGGTCACGCGGTATTTGCCAATTTCTGGTCCAGCCACAAGTTCGCCAATTTCCCAGTTTTTGAATGCGTAGATATCCACTTCATCCAGCACACGTTCAAAGTCCAGGAGCGTGGTCAGACTGCCATTGCTCATGTAGATATTGCGGATGTTGTCGGCAACTTGCCAATAATCCGTGTGGTTTTTAAATATTTCTCGATCCATGCTTTATTTATGCACTGACCCAGATGCACTCAAGTTGTTGCAGGCG